GAGAGAACAAATGCTATTAAATTTCAAGGAAAAATGATGATGGCGTGTATTACTGGTTTAGAATTTTTAAATACTAAATTCGATCCTTTTGACATTAAATTAGATGGCTGGGGTGAGCAAATAAATGAGAATATTGACGAATATGATGATATTTTTGCTGAATTGCACGAAAAATATAAATCGAAAGCTAAAATGTCTCCCGAGTTAAAATTATTATTTCAGCTCGGCGGTTCTGCTATGATGGTTCATATGTCAAATACATTGTTCAAATCTTCTATGCCTGGTATGGATGACATTATGCGTCAAAATCCTGAACTAATGAGACAGTTTACTCAAGCGGCGGTTAATACTATGGGACAAACAAAACCGGGACTAGGCGGATTTATGAATGGACTATTTAATAATGGTGGAAGTGGGGCTAATCCCGGCTTTGGAGCTTCAATGCCTCCAAATATAAATTCGGGTCCTCCACCTGCACCTATTGAAACAAAATTACCGGACCGCAGCCAGCGAATGCCTAATATTGTAAATCGCCCCGACATTAACACAGCACGGGGTTCTAGTTTGGGCAATAATGAGGGCAATCCATATGACGAAGAACGTATAAAACGCCCCGAAATGAAAGGGCCCTCGACAATGCCACAATCTAACCAAAACATTGCCTCGCTATTAAGCGGTCTAAAGACTAAACAAATAGATGTAAATGAGACTAAGAACAATGAGGCGAGCACAATTAGTGTTGAAGACTTGAAAGATTTGATGAGCGGTAAAATCCCTACTAAATCTAAACGGAAGCAAAGAAGTGACAAAAATATTGTGAGTTTAGATATTTAAGCCCTATATCTTAAAAAATCGTAAAAAAGAGAAATATTAAATATATTTAAAATAATTTTATAAATATATTTATAACTAAGGCGTCATCATATGGTATTTACTTGTGATATTTGTGATAAACAAATAGTTGAAACCTGCACTTTATATTTTGGCTTTGATTGTTTGTGTTGTAGCAACTATTGTAGGTCGCAAGTTATTAGTATAAATTTACAAATTGACCCAACAATGAATAATCCACATACTTGGTTTATACATAAATTAAGAGCAAGAAAAACTAAACAAGAGCCACTAATTCCAAAAACCACATCAATAGTTGATTTATTAGGACAATTAAAAGTTTAAATATCTGTTTTCAATTCAATAGGTTTTGCTTTAACAGTCGAACTTTTAATATTAGTATTATATTTAAGAATGCCATTATGCAACTTTTGTTTATAAGACAAGCAATCATAGGGTACTTTCTTATAAATAGTTGTCCTATCTTTAATAACAGCAATAGTGTACATTAATACCATTATATTATAAAATACTATAATTAAATATATTACAACGTTATTTTTAAATTATTTAAAAATAATATTTAAATAATCATAAACTAATATTTAAATAGTTAATCATAATTAAGTTATAATGAAACATTGTGAAGAAAATCAGTTTCAACCTAAAATGCTATGTAATAAAGGAAATATTTTATTAAGCGAAATAAGAATGCCTTTATCTAATGCTAGCGTATTTAATTTACAATTTGACTTAAATAATTTGGACACTAGTAAAGTAAATAGCGATTTACTTTTGACCACACAATTATATACTTTACTCGAAAAGGTAAATGTAGACTTAATTGAAAAAATTCATATATTAAATTGCCTAGACAGTGTAGATAGTTTGGAAACGGACATATGTATAATAATGAAACAAATTGCAAAGGAAGTTGGTATTAAGAAAAAATATATTTTATTTAGATCTACAAAATATTTAAACAAGTTGAATAATAGTATTACTTATTACAATAAGGATTTAATATATGAACATAAAGATTTAATAGAAGATTATTTAAAGGTATTAAATTTAGATAATAACAATTATGAAGCATTAACGTTTAACTTTGGAAAAACCATTATTACTTTAAGTAATACTAATGAAAATATTGTTAGTCTTAAATTTTCTATAGATTTTCAAATAACAATGACAGATGACATACCTAATTATATGTCTAATATTATAGGATTAATGTTTAAAAAGATGTTTCATAATGTAAAATTATTCATAGAAAATTTGAATTCATAGAAAATTTGACAAAAAACAAAAATAATACTGAAAAAGTATTAAGTAATTATTATATATAAATACTTAATACTTAATATACTATTAAATTAATAATTATGATATTTATTAGACCGCTAATCATAAGTCTAAGAATTGCAAAATTAGTTAGTATTATTAGTTACGAAATTATTAACTACATTATAATTAAATCAATAAATAATATATATAAAATACCTACACATAGATTAGAATTAATTAAAGCACTAGCACAAAGGTTAGAATATGAAAATATTGTATATGTTAAATTGTTTCAAGCGCTATGTTTAAATAAAGATTTATTATATTCTGATGAGCAGGATTTTTTAATAAAATATACTGATAATGTTCCTTATAGTATTAGTGATATTAATTATGATTTACTCAATAAATTACAACACGAATATTGCATAACATTAAATAATGCTATTCCTATAAATAGCGGCATAGTAGGATTAATATTTGACGCACGTGATTGCTCTAATAATAAAGTGATTGTTAAAATGTTAAAGCAAAACATTTTGAAGAATTTTACAAATGTATTTGATGAGCTGTTATATGTATCATATATATGCAAATATATTCCATATATAAAATATCTCAAAATAACAAAATTACTTTTGGATAATAGAGAGATTTTATTAAATCAAATGAATTTTCTTAAAGAAGTCGGGTCGTTAGAACTCTTCACAAAAAAATATAAAAACAATAAAGAATACAGGTTTCCAAAAGTGTATAAAAAGATTACCGAAAAATATCCCGAATTAATGGTTATGGAAAATATAAATGGACTAAAATTGAAAGACATTGCAACTATGGATCCATCAATAAAAGAAGAATTCGCATATTTATTAAACAAATTTAATATATTAGGAATTTTATACCATTCGGTTATTCACTGTGACCTGCATTGTGGCAATGTTTTCTTTTACATAAATGATGTATGCGACGTTTCAAACAATGAAACAGAAACAAGCCCAAAGTATATGTTAGGTTTAATAGATTTTGGGCTATGTACGTTTCCAACTAAGGAAAGTCAAAACGCTTATTACATTTTTTTTAACAATATGTTTTATAATAACGACTATAGCTCTATTGAATATTTAATCAATACTTTTATAGAAGAAAAAGAATTATTTAACACTTATAATCATAACATAAAACAAGTATTATGCAATGAAACTATTAATTGTTTGGACTTGTATGCAAGTCATAGTATATCAATCCAAGCATTAGTAAATAAACTGGGCATATTATTTTACAACTATGATTTGAATTTTACACGTGAATTTAACAGAGTTATATTAAGCTTACATACAACATATAGTTTTATAGCACTATTGTCAAGTGACATTAATGTATGTGTTGAAAAAGTTATAAAAGAACTGAATTATTTTAACGAACTAATAAACATTTGAATATTTGCTGGTGGGGGGCTAAGTCCGTATAAAAGTGCATAAATCCCCACTTTTAAAAACCTTATGCTATATGGTCTTGAAACTTTATAACAAATTAAATGTGCTTTTTTTACAAAAATAAATTTCACGATTTTTTTGGAAAATGGACATTTATAAATGTCCAATTTTGAATACCCTAACCCTTTATAGAAAAAATAGAAAATTTGCATTTTGAAAATAAAACCACACGTTAAAGGTCATATTCCTAAATTTTTAACTGCAAAAAACGCCTTACCATAATTTTTTTGCACCTTTTCTAAAAAAAAGTTGTTGACATTTGTTGACAAAATTGTCCGGAATTATCCGCAAAAATCCGTTTTTTTTTGGCATCATATATGCTGATAAATATTTAAATAAGAAACGCAAAAAAGTGAGAAAAAGCGCAAAAAAGCGCACAATTGTTCTAATTTAATGAAGAATTATGCTAAAATGTGATATATTGCACATTTTCTTCATTAAACCGTTGACATAAATTTTACATTTGTTTACAAAAAATCCGGAAAAATCCGGAAAAAATCTGAAAAAATTATATAAAATATATATTAAATATATAGCTATTAAATTATTATTGACAAATGTTGACAAAAAAATCCGCAAAAATCCGCTCAGAATTTGTATGTATAAATTGTAACTATACTACGTGTGACAAAAAAGATTATAACAAACATATTGCTACAGCAAAACATAAAAACAATACAAACGTTGACATTTTGTTGACAGCTAGTGTGAAAAAATCCGAACTTTTAGCAGAAATCATTTGTAATTGTGGAAAAAAGTATAAAAGCAGACAAGGGCTTTATGCTCATAAAAAAAAATGTAATTTTTTGCAAAATGCAAAGGTAGTGAACGGTTCAAATAATGAGCTAGCTCTAACAAATGACTTGATCATTAATTTGCTGAATGATAATAAAGACATGAGAGAGATTATTATAAAGCAACAAGATCACATGATGAAGCAACAAAATCAAATAAGTGAAATGTTGCCGAAATTAGGAAATAACAATTTTATAACAAATAACAATAATAATAACAAATTTAATATTCAGGTTTTTCTAAATGAGCGTTGTAAAGACGCTATAAATATGAGCGATTTTATAAAATCTATTCAAGTTAGCTTACAACAGCTAGATTATACAAAGCAAAACGGTCTAGTAAATGGACTAAGTAATGTAATAATTGAAAATATGAGTAAATTAGGATTATATCAACGACCGATACATTGCACTGACTTAAAACGCGAATCGCTATATATTAAAGACGATGACAATTGGGAAAAGGATATTAATAAAGAAAAAATCAGAAAAGCAATAAAAGATGTATCAACAAAGCAATTTTGCGCATTAAGTAAATGGACTAAAGAAAATCCAGATTTTCAAAATAATGAATATAAACAAAACTATTATACGCACACATTAGTAGCAATAGGAAACTCTAAGGAACATAATGAAGAGAAAATAATAAAAAAACTTTGTAATAGCAGTTATATAAAAGAAGAATGAATTAGCAAAATATTGTTTTTGAAAAATAATATTTTGCAAAATTAGTCATCACTATTAACACTAACGATCTTAACATCATTAGTTTTTGTATTAATAGTAACTACATTAGCTAATTGTTTTTTCTTATAATAGTCACTTATGCAAGAACTAATTTTATAATAACTAACAAAAGAAATAGAAAACATCGTAACACAGCTATTGAATATCATTAAACTATTATTATCCTCAATACTATACAATACCCAACAAAAACTATGAAGATTACCTAAAAACAAATAATATGGGTCAAAGTCTTTTACTGATTTTGTTTTATATGTTTTTATAATTTGAGGTAAATGATAAATCACATTAATAACATTACATACAACGAGAATATTATTTTTATACGTGTATGTTATACTCATATATAACGTCTAATAAGCATATTTAGATAACTTTAAATAATTTGTGTATATTAATAA